CTTCCTGTTGCAACATATCCTTTTAACTCACTTATAAAGGGTTTTGAATGTATAATCATTTTATCATTTTCAATCATAGTTTTTAATCTACTACATGCTGTAATCTTAGTACCATGTGTAGTATTAAATCCTTTACGGAACTTACGTACATGGCCTTTTCTAATAGGTTCGCTTACAAATAGTCCGGGTATATTCTCTTCACCAAAGTCATTAATAACAATAAGTGCGGCTTCGCCTAATCCGTTGTTCTCAACACTCCAATAGATAGTACTTGCATCGCCAGTTTCTTGTTCAATATGCTTACATATATCTGTCATTATTCTAATTTGTGCTGGTATTGCTGTAGTGTTGTGTTGCCATTCTGCTACCTGTTCATAACTAGGTAACTCAAATACTTGAATAGCCGCATTGTCTCCACCTGTACCCATACTAGGGTCAAGTGCAACTGCATATGTAAACTCTCGACTAGGTTTTTTATACCAACGTGTTTGCCCCATATTAATAATAGGAGTGTCACCTTCTAGTGTGGCTAATTTAATTGAGTTAATTAGTGTTTCATCATATACTAAGAATTCGCAATCGTACTCACGTTTGAATCTTTCTTCGCCAATACGTCCTAGTTCTTCTCTTTTCCATTCGTCATCTCTATCAGGATGCTCTTGCCAATAACTACGAAAACTATGAAATCCGTTTTTACCTAATTCGTTTTCGTTACCATGTTCATCAAACTTATCTTCTGCTTGTTTCCATATAGTAGCAAATGTATCTTCATCCGAGTTAGGTGTTGATGTAAGAATAGCACGACCACCTGTTGCTAGTGTAGGTGATATTGATGTCCAAAAGTCTGTGGCAACATTAGGTTGTACAAATGCAAACTCGTCACAGTATAGTAATGATATGGACATACCACGTCCCGTGTTTCCTGTTGTAGTAGCACTTACAATTCTACTTCCGTTTTCAAATTCAATACTACCTTTGTTATAGTTTGTAACCCCTGCTCTAATATGATCTGGACACATTTCATATCCATAACGAATACGTTGCATAATTTCTTGTGCGCCTGTATATTTGTGTGCCGCAATAAGAATGGTTTGATCTGGTACAAACATAGCATACCATAATAAGTAAATTGCCGCACAGGTTGTCTTTCCTGTTTGCCTTGGCAACATGTTAATATTAAATCTATAATCGTGATAACTTTGTAATAAGCGTTCTTGATATTCAAATGGATCAAACAAAAGTTTACCTTTAACAGGATGCTGTATATATGCAAAGTTACGAGCAAAGTAGTCGTACCCAAGTTTCGTATCGCTACATTTAAGTAACTGCTCTACTTGGTCATTAGTAAATGTTTCTCGTTTATTGGCTTTTTTAATTAATACGCCGTCAAGTGATTTGCTCATAGTAATATTTACCGAAAAAAATAGGACCCGAAGGTCCTATTGAATAGTTTGGGGGGATTAGCCGCAGTGTGCCGCGAATAGTTTTTCGAATTTACTTTTGCCGCAACCGTATCCGTCTTGTACTTTTTGGAACATTTCTGTTTTAGTACAGCCACTTGCCATAAGTTTTTTCATTTCGCCTACACATCCTGATTCGTCAAAGTCATCATCTTCTGCTTCAACTACTTCATCTGTTTCTGCCATTTTAGACATAAGTGCATCACGTAATGCTGATTGTAATTCTTCTACAGCCATTGCATTATCGCCGTCTTGTGCCGCCGCATATGCTTTCTTCTCACGGTTAATACCGCCCGATAAATCTTTAGTCATATACTGATGGTCTTTGTAATCTTCTTCTGGTGAGTTATCATAGCCTGCTTCTTCGACATCGTCTTCCATATCCATGCCCATAATAGCATCTTTATCATCGCCTTTGTCCATGCCTGGCATGTCTGGTCCGTCTGGTCCATCCATGTCAATTGGTGGTGCCATTTTAACTAGGTCACGCATTTTACCCATGTCTGGTGGTCCCATTGGTGGCATCATATCAGGCTTCATTTCGCCTGCATCTGGTGCTCCACCGTCACGCATAATTTGTACTAGGCGTGCAACATCATCTGCTGTTTCACCTGACATATTAATACTCATTGAAGCCGCTTCATTAATTTGCTTAACTTCTTTTGGTGTCGGATCCATTGAATCTAAAGTGTTCTCTAGGTCCGTTAATTTTTGTAATAGATCTTTCATATTAGCCTCCTACAACTGCTTTAGTATTTTCTGAATCATCAATGTCTTTGCTTTCGCCTTGTGGCGCCGCCTCCATTGGATCTGTATTACGTTCTTTACGTGCTACTTCTAACTCTTTGAGTAAATCCATTACTCTGTTACCAGCAACACTATCTTGTGCGTTTGGATCTGCTTGTTCCATTTCTAGTGTATCAAGTCTTGTTTCATAAGGTTCGCCACTTTTTGGTGCTTGATATTCTTCTCTAGGATCGTTAGCATTTCTTACAATAATATGACTTTGGTCACATTCACAACATTTACAAATATAATCTTGTAATACTTGTGGAGTAGTTGGATATCCTACTTCCGCATCATAGTAAGTAACTTCCATATTTTGTAACTGTGGGAAGTCTAATGGTCTTTCTTGTATAGGGGTTTTCTTGCCATTTGACATTGATACAACATCAAACTTTTTAAGAGCAGTTTCAAGTTTATCCTGAAATCCTTCTGCCATAACGCCTGCAAGACCAATTTTAAATTCATAAGTCTTTTTAGACTCTGTTAATATTTGTGTAAATGTTTTCATGACGGTTATCCTCTATTACTATTTATCTTTATCCATATCTTTTAATCTCGCTAATAGACTGTTCCTATCAGTGACAATAGCGCCATGCCCGTTTACAATACCGGCGTCTTCTATGGGTTGATCTTTATCTTGTTTTTCTTTTTTAAGTTGTAAATCGATCATCTTTAATTTTTTATCCATTTTTGCAACTTTTGCATCTAATGATGTCTTAAGCATTGATCCGGCTACTTCAAAAACTCGACCACTATAACGACTTTCAACATTCATGCCAAGATCCATTAAATCTTCATAACTTTGCAATGCTTTATCTGCAATTTCATTTAGTTCACTGTCTGCTTTTTCACCTAATCCTTTAACACTAGGTAAAGCACTAGCAATCTTATCAAACTCTGCTATATCACGCATAGTTTCTTTTTGCTCAGCAACTTCATATTTCTTTTGTTGCGTTTCTTGCTTAGATGCTTCATCGATAATTTCTTTCGAATCTGGTAAATCTAGCAAATCTTGTAGTTTCTTTGTCATTCTAATATTCCATTAACTGCTACTATTATTTATCGTCTACCGCTATGGAAAATATCTTTTTCAGTAACAATTCTAAAAAACATGCCTTTTTGTTTACACCATGCCCTAGCGGCTTCCCATTTTGCTTGATTTACAATCCATGCCGCTTGATTATGTTTGCTACGTCCTAGTTTTTCTTTTAATGTTTGATTTTCAGGTTTAACTTCTATTATTTCAACTTTTCTACTGCCGCCTTTATTTGCATATGCAATAAAAAAGTCAGGCACGTATATTGTATGCTTACCAGTTAATGGATTTCTATAAGGAATCTTTACTGCTTCACTAGCCCATGCTTGAATATAAGCATGTTCATCACACATTTTCATAAAAGCAAATTCCCAACTACTTCTATAAGTAGGAGTTTTGTTTCCGATATACTTGTCTGGATTTTTTAGATTATATTTTCCTTGAGCAAAACGTCCCATGGTTTACACCACTATGTTTCGTTGCTCTTGCTTCGTGACCATGTCAGTAACTTTGAATCCGATAACACTTACTTTGGATCTATTATAATTTACAATTTCACCAACTAGACCACTAACTTGTACATCAGTTAATCCTTTAAGAGTATCTAACAAAGTGAATACATTTACTTCATCTATTTTCGCTTGTTGCAAAAGCACTGTAGCAATACCTGTTGCAGAAGTTTCATCAAATCCTCTTTTAAGAAAAAACCCTACTACAGTGTCAACTTGATTTGCACTATAAGAAATTGTTTCAGTAAAATATTTGTTGAAGAATTCTTTTGTTTCGTTTGAACTATCAACAGGTGTTATTTTTAAACTACTACTCATGAATTACGCTCCGCTTGTAAACTTGATTGGTTACTTCCAACTGGGCCATTTGAACTATTTTTTGCCGCCGCTTGTAGTATCTTATCTTGATATAATGCACTAGTAGTATTTACTGTGCCTCCTACTGTTGAAGTAGTTGAAGCAGTTCCGCCATTGCCTGACTGTTTTGGAATACTAATATTACCTAATCCACTAACACCTTCTCTACCAATATTTGTAACTGTACGTTTCAAGATATTAAATCCTTCTTCTCGCAAGCCTTCTTTTGATAAACTTTTTGCATTTTTAAATGTATTAAACGCTGTCAATGCAGTACCTAAATTAAATTGTCCGCCAGCAATGTCTCCAAGGACATCACTAATACCGCCTATAACGCCACCGCCACCAAACAGACTGCTAGTACCGCCTCCACCTATTGTTAGTGGACTAGGAGTTTTATCATAATGAGCAGTTGCAAATCCTTTAGGACTGTTTTCACCTACTGGACCTCTACTGTAAAATACTGCTTCGTATGCTACACTAATTTGGTTTTGTGAAGGTGTGCTATTATCGGCACTATCCATTTGATCATGTGTAAGACCTGTAATTAACGGATTAACTAAAGTATATCCTAAGTATTCATGTCTTGCCATTTGAAAGATTGTAATTTTATTAAAGAAAGGTTCAGTATGATCATTATCTAAACCATAACGGTAATTTTGTAATTCTTTACCTTGGTATGTATTACGAGGATTGTATGGCGGAGAAACTCCTTCACTTCTATAATTTCCATCTCTGTAGTAGTATCTATAATATGCTTCCATTAATGTTGTAGTCAATCCCATATTATCATCATGGAATGTAATGTTCACTGGATCATATTCAATACTAGTCTGTAAATTCTTTTTACGATTATACATATTTTTAGTTGCAGTTTGAATACTAAACTTAGGTAAATCTGCTGACTTAACAAGCATATTAATTTCTTGTTTATGTCTTTGATCTAATTGAGGTATAACTTTTTGAGCACTTGCACTTAATTCAAATACAACATGATAAAGGAATTTAGTTTTTGGTGCAAGACGCATGCCGTCGTCTGTAAATAGTCTAGCGGCATGTTGATAATCTTTTAAATTACCACCAGGATTTGTTGCACCCTGCAAAACATTATTTAAAAATCCGTTGAGTATATTCGCCATACAAATATTTATCCTCTAAAGAAAAGTGCGTATAAAATAAAAAAGGGTGACCTAAGCCACCCTCTTCTGAATACTATGGCAATGTTATAGACTTATTATAGTCCGCCGCCGCCTGTTACTAGACTATTAATAGTTCTACCAACTGCTGTACCAATTCCTTCACCTTGTGGTGATTGGATAGCATTGTCGTAACGCATTGCTAATTGAATAGTTACTGGTTCGTTTGAACTGTATGCTAGTGTGTTATAGTTTGCGTTTTGGATAAAGCAACCGTATAACTCGAATGTTTCTAGTACGTTTGGAGTATTTGCTCCGTTACCACCATCTAAGATTTCAATACGTGTTGTGTATTTGTAATCAATACCTGATGCCGCACTTGACTGTTCGAAAAAGTCAAACTGTTTCTGAAGTTGTTCGCCAACTAGTTTTTGTACATTGTTGTTTACATCTTCTCTTAAGTTTAATGTAATTGGTTCCCAAGTAGGACGACCTGCTAGGTATGCTCTACTGTTGTAAATTGGAATTTCTAATTCCTCAAAGTTTACTGTTGGGCGTGTTACATCAATAACTTGTTTTGTTAATTCTGTAGTTGGTGTTGATACACCGAAGTTCTCAAGTGTCACTCTAAAGCGATACTGTAGTTTCGGCATCAACAAACCTTGTGTTGATGAACTACTATCGCTCGCTAGTGGTACTGTAATTTTTGAGAGTGTTGAAATTGCCATATCTTTTTGCTCCTGTTACAAGTATTTATCATTAACGAGCCCCATATTTCAGGGGCTCATTTTATGAATTATAATCCTGCAATCTCTCCTGTATTCTTAAGTCTAAGTGGAATGTAAATGAATTCCACAGCCTTAACTGGTTCAATTGCAATGTCTAAGTATAGTTCGTTTCTATCAATTCTACTAGGAGTATTGTTAGATTCGTCACATACTACAATGTAGTCATATAGTGCTCTACTACCAACTAACTCAAGCATTAGACTTTCTGCCGCTTGTTTGATTTCATCACGTGTGATTTTATCATTTGGCTCAAAGATATAAGGCTTAGCAAGTTTATTAAGTTGGCTACGCATGTAAATTACTAGTCTAGCAACGTTTACTCTATCTAATGCACTTGCATTTCTTGCTCTTGTTTTCTGACCGAAACAAACAAGTCCTGCGCCTGTAATAAATGTAATTGGGTTTACACTAATACCAAACAACGTATCACGCTGTCCTTCGTTTAGTGCAATTGAAACAAATTCGCCTTCGTTATCAATATACCCTGTTGCTGTTGCATTAGTAATTCCACCACGTCTTGTTCCTGCTGGAGCAAACCATGGAAACGATACTTGATCGCTTAATGCAATAGTTCTTAGCATCATGTGACTTGGCGGAACAACAATGTTGTTACCTGCGTTATCACTTGTGAAGCCCCATGGATAGTAAACACCTAAGTATTCATCTCTACTTACTAGACCGTCGCTGTTATCTTCAACTGCAAGAGCAACGTTTGTGCCCCATTCGTTAATTGATGTAGCACTTGAATCTAGTGTTGCTGGTGAATCACCTACAACAAATGCTGTTAAGCCTCTGTCATAGTTTAGTGAAATCATTTCGCCAATTAGTTCTGGATACCCTGGTGCCGCCATTAAGTTAAACACTCTTGATTCATCATCTCGAATGTCTTGGTTGCTGTTAATCATTGATTGCATTGCTTGTACAACAACTGCTCTCTGTGCTGATTGACCAAACTTACCTGAACCGTCTGCATTATTTGCTGACTCAGTAATCCATCTATGCGGATAGTAAGAGTTCATTAATGCATTTGCTTGACGACCGTTTTCACCTGTTGTATCAATGTAGTTACGTACAAATTTCTTAACATTAAATCCGCTTCTGCGTGTGTTAAACAAAATCATACCTTTTGGATACAATGCTGGATCTGGAGCATCTGGATCTAAGAAGTTACTTGCTAGTAAATCTACAATAGTTGCTTCTTTACTAAGCGAACCTGCTGTTGACCAACGTGCATCACCAAACAATACACCATCTGATGTTGTTTGATCACTTGAATCTAGTAACACCCAAAGTTGTTTAGCATGTGACCAGCGATAAATTTCTGGATACTTGTCAATATTTGTAGTGTTAATCCAAAGGTCACCATCTTTCAATGCTGTACCATCTGATTGTCCTGTTGCCGCTACTGGTTCTGTTGCACTTACAATTGGTCCGTTTGGATCAGTTTTATCACCTGCACTTACTGCATAGTAAGGACTAGTTGAATCTTGGTAACCTACCCAAGTTGTACCATTGTGTACCATAATATCTGCTTCGTCAACAATACTATTGTACCATAATGTTCCGTCTACTGCTAAAGCAGTTGGAGCACTTGAACTATTAGTTGCTGATAAAACTTTCCAGTTAGTTGCAATAAAGTCTGCACTTGTATCACCTGCTGGTGCAGTATATAAGTTTGTAGTATCTGTTGTACTAAAACCAATTTGTGCTAGGTGTCCACTTGTGTCAGCAATTCTAAAATCACCACCTTTTGAGTGTGAAATTACAACTCTGTTTTGTGTATCAACACTTGCACTTACATTTGTAAGTCCTGCTGAGTTAATTGCACCTGCAATATGATCTGCATCGCCTGCATCGCCATCAACTGCTTGTGAAACTGTTACTGCACTTCCTAGTGTTGCACTGCCTACAATTGACTCTTGAAGAGTAAATGATGCTGTACCACTAGATGCTTGCGTAGTTACTGCACTTGAAGTAATAGTTGTTGCACCTGTTGAATTGCGTTTGTACACTTTAAAGTTTGCTACTAAATCAGATGCTTCTGCATCGTTTGATTTAATATAAAGACTTGATGTTGCAAGATTTAAACCGCCACCTGCTTTATCAAGTGTTGCTAGAGCCGCTTGGTTTGAACTAAAAATTGGAACATCTTTTAAGTCCCATAATTTAGTTGCATCATTCCAAACTTTGATTGCCCATTTAGCACCTTTATTTGGTGTAGTAGTCTTTGCCCAAATACTTCCTGTTGGACGTGGAGTTGTATCGCTTGCACCAAACTCGGGAACACTTGTATGAGGAGCAATATTCAACGCTGGTGCCGCATATGTTCCTGC